ACCATCATCACCAACAGTTCTATCTGCATAACTTACTACATCAAATATAAAGCTACCGTCTGGCTGCTTCGACAGTTTGTGTGGTAAGGTAGAGGCATCTAAGTCTACTAAGATGTTAGGTTCAATAGTTTCTTTCCATACACCATCACCAGTAAACTTAACGTAGTAATCGTCTTGTGCTTTCTGGTTGTCACCTGATACTTTAATATTAAAATCTACTGGTCCCTCTGAGGGTAGCTTTTTGAAGTCACCAGTCTCACCCTTGAATAGTAGTAGGTGGTCTCCACCGTGAGAATCACCAACCTCTACAGTAAAGTCTGTACTGTCAGTAGACCTAATCCACAACACAGAACCATACCTAGTTATGTTAATACCTGATATAGCACCACTGTTTGATGTAACGTCATAATAAGTAGTACTGACAGAAGACCCACTAAACTTAGCTAGGTTTGTTGCAATAATATCAGTTGATGCACCACGCTCTGCGTTCTGTGTCAAAGCTGTGCTAGACTGTGTAGAAGATTTAGTAGCAAACTCAATAGTACCTGTACTACTACCCTTCGTAATTTTCAATCTATATGTAGAAGAGTAGTCAGCCTGTTTGACATATACTAATGCCTCAGGGTTACGCACAGGGATGTGGTAGTACCCTTGGCTACTACTTTAGTTTTATTTACAATGAAGGTTGTGTCAGCAATAGACACAGCAGCCAACTCCTTACTAGGGTCAGTTAGACCTGTCACATAAGAGGCTGCATTATTAGTTACTGTTTTCGATACACCATCCTTGTCAAACACCCTAATCGTACCAGCAGTATCTATCACCATAGAGTAAAACTCATTCTCATCCCTACGAATAGTATGTATAAAAGCTTTGTCTAGATTACTAATTACTCCTAAGTCAGCAATATGTTTAGAGCTAGGACGCTTAGACAAGCCTGTTACAACATTGGATAATCCGTTTTCTTGTAGCTCTGCCTGTGTATTAAGACGTAGTGATGGTGGTTGTTGTGATACACCGTTAATCAGATTGGGGATAGATTGACTGATGAGTGCCATTATAGTGTCCTTCGTCCCTGTCTGTCGATGATGCTAAAGGTATCATAGTTGTCAAAGATGTTATGGTCATCAGCAGCCTTGTCAAACTCTCTTAGTTCAGCAAGTGCTGTAGCCTCATCTTGCATCTGAAAATCATGTAGTGTGTTGGAGCCAACAATCCTATCTTGAAAGATACGTGTTGCTCTCATAACTACGTAGCGTTTAGCTACCTCAGGCAAATCATCAAAATTTAATTGTACGACAACATCTAGTGCTGCCTCTGCATTAATAGTAAAAGTATTATTAACCCTGTCATACATCTTTAAACCACGTTGTACAAGGTCTTTACTATCTACTTTCTGTGTTGCATCTGCACGTAGTACATCAGCACCAAGGATAATCTCCCCGTTACTGTCTTGTGCATACGACTTATTTAATTCTGTGTTAAAGTGCCAGCCCATAGACTGCACTTCACGGTCAACTGTATCTAGTATGGTCTCTGCTACCTCTGCTTCTAGCAAGCCAGAGGACAAGCTACTTACTGGTGCCTCGCCAATGGCAGAAAGCATAGTGTTGACTGCATCTAATTGTGTTGTTCCTGCCATGTTATCACCTTATGCGTTATCTTTCCACTTGACCTTGTTAGCCCAATATGCTGCGCTAGTCTCACCCTTGGCTATGTTCTTAGCATGTCTACTTCTAAAAGCATCTCTTTGTTTTTTGCTTTGATTAGTCTTAGCACCTAGTTCACCAAACCTAATAATCTCTGGGTTCTTTTTAGTACCAATTAAGACAGCGTGTGACTTGTTACCTTTAGGGGAACGCTTCGGTATACGTAGGCCTTGGAAAGTTTCACCTGCATGTTCAATAGTCATGTGTTTTTCTTTCCGTACTTAGCCATGATTGCAGCTACCTGCTTTTGTGGCTTACCACCAAATGACATCTTCTTGCCTGTTTTCTTGGCTTCAGCTTGAGCAGCAGCTACACCTTCTTTAGTATATTTGTATTTCTTTCCACCAACTTCAGGCATATCTTACTCCAAATAAAAAGGAGAGAGGCACTAGTAACCTCTCCCCTCGTTTAATTAAGCAGCCGACAGAGCAATACAGGCAGCAGGACGCAAGACGTTGTGTCCCATTGCGTACTTAGCTACCATCAGTGTACCTTGACGGTTGATTTGGTACTCAGATTCCATGCCCAAGTCAAGAAGCTTGACAGTAGCAACAGCATCAGGAGTAAACACGAAGCCCTTAAACTTAGCAGCAAGAGCAACCATGTCTGCACCATCTACGTTTGCAGTAGGCAGGTCATAGTGAGTGGTGCGGCCTGAACCAGCAGTATTTGCCAGAGGCGCATTGTCAGAAGTCTTACCTTCGTTAGCATCACCAGTGGTGAAGTTAGTGTAAAGGTTAGACACGTTAGCATGGTTTGACATGATGACAGGCATACCAGCGATTGATGGTACTACGCCAGAAGCGATAGAACCATTACCACCGAAGTCCTTGTTCATGTAAACAAGCTTGTTACCATCAGTAACATCCAGCAACGCATAGTACTGGTCAGGAGCAAGAACTACAGTTGCACCATCAGTTGGTACGTTCTTTACTTCCATTTCTTTACGTGCGTCAAAGATAGCTTTTGCAATCTTAGCAGCGTCAGTTGCGTCACCAGCAGCAGTACCGATAGTTACGTTGTTTGTAAAGTCTTCCTCAGTGAAAGCCTTATAGTCTTGGATAAGACCAGCAGCGCGAGTAGCGTTGGTTGACAGAGCAGCCTTAACGAGCATACGTGCTACGTTACGGTCAGCTTCGTTAGCCAAAGCAATACCAGCTTCTTTGGAGTAGATGCTGCGTACATCGTAGTGGTTGATTGCTTCGTCAATGTTAGCAATGAACTGGCTTGAGATAAGCAAGTCGTCAATTGTGACGATACGCTCACCTGCACGAATATTGCCACCAGTGATTTCGTTTCCGGGGGTCAAGTATTCAGCAGTTGCACGGCCTGTCATTGGGAATGAAGCAGACTTACCTTTACTAATGGTACGAGTACGTACCTTGTCCATAAGGACTTTCTTTTCCTCAAAGGCAGTAAGGACTTCACCAGCATACAGCTTGAGAAACAGGTCTCTTACGTCACCTGTGAGGTTATTTTGACCCTGAAAGCTTACGGTGTAAGCAGGGTTTGAAGCAGCTTGTGCCATCTTAAATTACCTCTTAGTAATGTTAATGTTGAGTTGTACTTACACTCTGCACTACATTACATCCTTTCTCCAAGATTGTCCCTCGCAAGGGGTCAGGGGTAATCGTTTGTATGTTAGCTTTGTGTATAGGGCGTCCCCTATTAAATACACCCACGTTAGGTGTACTTAAAAGGAGAGGGGAGCAAGCCCCCCAATCCCATGCAACAATTTAGAACAGACTAGACTTAGCCAACTTATCAGCTACGGCTTGCCTGTAGGCAGGGTCTTTAGCGTATCTAGGGTCACTCATAGCAGCAGTGAGTTCCGCAGTGCTATCGAACTTCCCGCCTGAGGATACAGTACCAGTGCCACCTTGCATAAGGTTTGGTTCTGCCTCAGAACGATAACGTGCATGTAGACCTTGGACAGCAAACTTAATTAAGTTTGTGTTACCACTTTCCATCGTTGCGTTGTAGGCTTCTACCTCACTCTCAGGTAGATTATCAGCAGCCCACTGTACCATCTGAGCGTACTCTTCTCCACCACCAGCGTATTCGTGCATCTCTGCTGTCACCTGTGCAGTGATAGCGTTCTGTCCTTCAATCCACGAATCTACCATAGCTTCAGAGAAGCCAGCCTCTGCCAAGGCTGCATACGCTTCTTCTGTTAGACCACCTAGTTCTTGATACTCTTGTTGAAAAGCTTCAAAGTCTAGGCCTCTATCATCTAGTAACTGTGCTACATCTTCAGCACTTTCGTCACCAGAAACTTCTACTTCTTCAGTAGTCTCTTCCTGCTGTGGCTTACCCAGCTTACCCTCTAATTCTGAGTAAGCTTTAGCCATGTCTTCAGCAGATTTAAATTTTTCAGGCAACCAGTCAGGACGTTCATCTGTTTCTGTTCGCTCTTTGTTGAGCATTTCTTGAACATGTTCCTGTGATTCTGGTGCTTCTTCCTGATAAGTGTTTAGTGTCTCAGCCATCGTTACTCCGATTCTACTGCGCCTTTAGCTAGTTGTGGTGCTGCTGCTTGCAATGCACCCATAGCGGCCTGTTCTTCCATTTGTTGTTGCATCATCATTTGCTGTTGCATCATTTCTTGTTGCTTCTGCTCTTCTGATTTAATTAAACCAGATGTATCAATACCAAGTGATGCAGCAAGACGGTCTATGTAGTCACCTAAATTCATCTCACTTTGTATAACTTCTGCACCCAATGGCTGAAGATACTGTAGAAACGCTGCTAATTTATTTAGGTCTTGACCACGCCCAAGAGCTTCGATACCAGTGACAACAGTAGGCTTGACACTATCCTTA